CGCCGCAAGGTAAGTTTCGAAACCATGGTTTTGTTAGACGACCTTGTAAATTACACGAAGGTTTGGGCAAAACATGATGATATGATGATAAAAGAATTTGTCAATCGACTATATAATTACAGACCATTCCTTCATAACTTTTCTAACCCTTCTAATAAAAAACTTAGAAGCATAGTTTTGGAGATATACAAATGAATGCATATAAACAAGTAGCTTATGACAGAGCAATTACTGACGTAGAATTCGAATTAGCAAAACTGCAAAAAGAAAATAAAGAGAATGTGGCTCGAATTAAAGAGCTAGAATCTCATGTAACGCATATCTCTAAGAGCCTAACAAATAAGGAATATATGGCCACATGAAGCAATTTCTAACGAGATTACTCTATGATAAATACAATGTCACCATCTGGTTCAACGATCCAGATGGTAACAGAACTGGTGAGAAATGGGTTGAAGACCTTTCTCATGTCAAGAAGATTAACCAATTCGAATTGGTTGGGTTGGATATGGCAGGGAAAAAAATTAATATCAAGACCCGAAATAAATTTGATTATTTTGTTAAAAAAATATATTGACATACAACGTTTAATAAGATATACTGGTTTAATATATTATGAATACTTTGGATAAGACGAAATACAACGCATATAAGGAGAAATACATATGTCATTCGCATCACTAAAAAAATCACGCAACAAATCTCTTGATAAACTTCTTCAAGAGTCTCAAAAACTCCAATCATCCGGATCAAACAATAACAACTCAGACGATCGTCTTTGGAAGCCAGAGGTTGACAAGTCTGGTAATGGTTATGCCATTATTCGTTTCTTGCCAGAAGCTGCTGGCGAAGATCTTCCTTGGGTTCGTATGTTTGATCATGGGTTCCAAGGTCCAGGAGGTTGGTATATTGAGAACTCTCTTACAACTATCGGACAAAACGATCCAGTCGGTGAGTATAATTCAACCCTTTGGAACAATGGTACTGAAGCTGGTAAGGAACAAGCACGTAAACAAAAACGTCGGTTATCTTACTATGCCAATATTATGGTTGTAAAGGATCCTGCTAATCCTCAAAATGAGGGTAATGTTTTCTTATATAAGTTTGGTAAGAAAATTTGGGATAAATTGAATGAGAGTATGTCGCCAGAGTTTGAGGATGAAGATCCTATCAACCCTTTCGACTTTTGGGAAGGAGCAGATTTTAAATTAAAAATTCGCAACGTTGAAGGTTATCGTAATTATGATAAATCAGAATTTGATTCGCCTTCTGCTCTTTTAGATGGAGATGATGATGCACTTGAAGGAATATACAATAAACTGCATTCTCTTCAAGAATTAGTTGCACCCTCTAACTTCAAATCATATGCTGAGCTTAAAGCACGTTTAGATCGTGTATTAACTGGAGCACAACAAAATGCACCAGTAGAAACTCGGGATGTAGAAGTTGCTCCTGCTCCTGCAGCTGCTCCTGTAGCCTCTGCGCCTAAAATGGAGACAGCATCAGCTGACTTCGAAGATGATGACTTATCGTTCTTCGAGAAACTTGCTGAAGACGATTAATGAGAAAGGCTCCTTCGGGAGCCTTTTTTAATTCATGCGGAACTGCCCGAATGGAGTGTTGAATCCAGCGTTTGGACCAAGTCTCATAGGTTTTGCTGCAGGTGGTGTGTGAACAACTGTTCCTGCATCTATTTGCGTTTTGCTTGATTGATCGACGTTTGTTGCAACTTGCACAGGTGCCGCAATTGCTTTTTCTCTAGCAGACTGCTCTGCAGATTTTTTCAAAACTGTCCCACCGTCTGTAGGTGTTGTTGCAGCTAGTGCCTTTTCCAATATCGCAAATGTTTCAGCTTCACTAAATTTGCCGTCTTTATCTAGATCTCTTTGAAATTTCATTAGACCATCATCACCAACATCTGCCACAACAGTATCTAATGCATTAAGTTGTTTTGTAATTTCTGACATGGCATCAAAATTTTGTGTAGCTGCAGCTGCTGCCATTTCTTCTCCGAGAGCCTTTCTTTTGTTAGAAAGCATATCAGCTGAAGAAAGAGCATCCTTATTCGAATTGAATGGATTTATTTTATCTAACAAATCAGCAAAAAATAATCTTATGTTTTCTATTGCATCTGAAAACATATTGGTGAATTTACCTTTGAACAGCTCAACTTGTTCTTTTCTGTATTCTGGATCTGAAAAGAATTTAAATATATTTTTGATTCCATTCCATATTGGATCAACTATATCTGTTAGAGAAAATTCTCTTAAGAAGTTGGCGGCATCTTCCATTCCAACTTTTTCAAGTAACCATGCAGGAAGACGAATAAACAGAGCATCAAATGCTCCTGTGATACCTTTGATTAATCCTAAAACACCACCTTCCAGTCCACCCAATATTCTATCAGTTAGAGAACGTTCTTTCATGAATGTTTGACCAGTAGCAGAATCATATACAGCTTCTTGATCAGTAAATCCTTTATAGAATCCTGTAACAAAATCAATTAGAGAAATAAAACCTTGAAGCCAAGGACCACCAACGATTCTTAGACCAGATTTTAATCCTGGAATCTTTCCTACGGTGTCAGCTATTCCTTTAAAGAAACCTACTAGACCACCCTTTGCTGCTTCTCCTGCACCGAATATAAAGTTTTTAGTTTTGGTGAGAAATCCATCTTCTCCTATAAGATCTGGGAATTCGGGCAATTTAAAATTCTTTAAAGTGTCTGGCAATTCTACTTTCGGCAATTTGATATCAGTAACAACCTTTGGCCATTTCAGCTCGGGAAAGGGTGGTATCTTTAAAACTTTAAAATCTAATTTCAATTTACTGATTGCAGTATTAATAGGAGAAAGAAGAGCAGCTTTAAAATTTAAAGATTTGGTTGATATTGTGTCTTTCCATTCAGCTATAGGAAATATTGCACGAACTGACGAAATGGCTCTAGTGAATTGAGCTGATATATTATTTCTGAGATTGCTCACGAGTTTAGTGACATTATCTGTGAATGTCGTACTATCTGGAAACCTTAATGTTGGAATATAATCAGCCCATTTAATAGCATTAAAAAATCCAGCAACTCTAAAAATTCCAGCTCTCATATTCTTAATGCTATCTACAGTTCTTGTAAAAGTATTTTGAACATTTTTCATAAGAGCTGGAATTCTTAGCGCTTTTATCCAATCATCAAAGCCTGTCATAGATGCAATAACTGCAGTCAAAGCACTCATGGTAACAAGTTTGCCATCAATTGTGCCCATCTTTTTAGTATCATCTTTTTGAGTATCAGAAGAAGATTCTTGTGCTCTTGTAAGTTCTCTCAATGCCTCAAGTCTAGAAAATTCATCACGTTGGGCTTGTTCCATTTGAGCTTTAAATGCATTTGTTAATGTTAATTCTAAACTCTGTACAGATTTGACAACATTTAATAGTCCAGCTCTCATGCTTTTCTGTAAACGTTTTCTGTTATCTGTATTTGAATCTTTTAATTCTTCAACAGCTGCTATGACAGGCAAATTACTCATTTAGTCTTTCTTTCCTTTTGAATACGCTTGTGCACCAAAGAAAGCGGCCACCAAGCCAGCAATTGCTACAAAGTATGTTGGAGCAATATCTCCAATAATTTTTGCAGCACTATCGACCCCAAAAATGGTAGTCAATAAGATTAACACTGGATAGAGTAGCATACCCCAAAGGGCGAACCAAGCCATTTGTCTAATCTGATCTTCTTTGGCATCTTCGTTTTCACGCATTGCCTTTTGATGTTCAAACTCTGCGATTTCTTTCGCACGAGCCATTTCTTCGTCAGTAATAATTCCATCACCATCTTTATCTAGATGAGCATAAATTGAATCTGGTGCTAGTGTTTTTGCAGCTGCCATTTCTATTTCCTTTGTTTTTGTCTTTCCTCTTCTTCTTCAAGATAGTGCTTTAACAAAGTAATGTAAATATCACGTTCAAATGGTATCATTTCTTCAAGTTCTGTCAAACTATATTTGTGGTGGTGCATTAGAGCAAAATTCATTTGGTACATATTAGCTAGGCTATCATGAACCAAGCTTATGTAAAAAAAGACTCCATACCCTCCAAATGTATAGTTTCAGATTCTCCACATTTTGGACATGTCCAGTATATGTCATGAGCCAACTTAGGAACATTTGAAAAGAAATTAGATATCTTCTCAAATTGTTGTTGACTTAAATTTCCATACCATTTTTCCAATTCCTCATCAGTATAATCATTATACACGTTATCTCTATCGAAGATATATTGCGTACACATTGATATAACTTCGAATGTTGATGCGATACTATCCTTCTGTACAGCTGTTTGGATTTTTTCCATATCTGTTATATTAGGGTATCTCATTTTAACACCGACATCATCATCGATCATAATTTTACCGTTTTCAATTTTTCCTTGGACCTCAATATCATCAATATTAATTGACACTTTTGATTTCCCATCACAATCAGTATTTCCTTGATGTCCAACAGTCAGTTCAATAATTTCTCCGACTGATTTGCCACGTAACTTTAAAAATAAATACTCTAGATCAAACGTTGATATTTCATTTGCACCTATATTCGTAATTATACATTCACTAACGATATTGAATACTGCATTCATAATCTCTTTTTGATCTTGCCCTTCGAGCGCCATCAATAAAACTTTTTCTTCTTTGACCAAAAATGGTCTATACTTTATTTCAACTCCAGTTGATGGCAGCTTTGTTATAAAGCTGGGTGCTTGCACCATAGGTAACATAATAATCTCCTCATCATGATCTAATTCTAAAATTTACTGGACCAATTGGTGTTTGTAACGGAGGACTCGCAAAACTTCCTCCAATCCTTCCATTATTTAGTCCAAGTGCCAATCCATTATTATTATTGAAAAATGCATTAATTCCTCCACGCCCGAGAGAGAATCCGAATGATGCTCCTCTATGCGGTTGGTCTTGCATCACAAAGGCTAACTTATAATATCTATATGCAAATGTAACATTAAGTTTCAATAGTTCTTCATTTGCCCAATTCATTGTAATTGGGGATATAATTAAAGGATATGCATCCATCAAAGTGCAGATGGTTCTCAATTCTCCATTAGAACCATACTGGCGAATTATAATTGATCCCGTATAATTATCATAGTATTTGGGTTTAAATTTACTGATGCCAACACCAGTTTCGAAAGCACCAGTATTATACATAAACTCTTGCCAAATCTCAAAGTATTGTTTTTCTCTTAAATCTTCACTCAAAAGAAAACTGACTGTCATATCAGTAAATACTTGGCCATATGGTAGTTTAGTAATTGGACCTTGATTTCCAAATTTGTGCTCAAAAGTTGCTAGTGATCTTCCAGGAATTTCTGCAGTATCTGCTCTGTACATCATGTCTCTTTCGAGATCTACAAGATTACTCGGAGCTGAGCACTGGACCTCGAAATGTGATGCCTTTGCAACTCCCGTTTTCTCTAATGAGCTATTAAGTTCTTGAACGCTAAAAGTCATGTTATTAATTTCCTACTTGCGGCATGTACTTGTCTCTTATTAGATTTTACAAATCTCTCTGTTGGTAAGAACAAAGCGATATCCCACTCAGAAGGTTCTACTTGAATAAATCTAGATCTAACGTTTGTAGACAGATAGTGTTTGAATGTTGGTTTAAATGCTTTAAATTTGGAAGCACCTTTTAATGTGTCATATGATACCTTTAGCCTAGTGCTTTCATCATACTTTTTATTATTTGTTGTGTCGTAAAGAGCATCCATTAAGGTTGCTCTTAATTTTAATGGTAGGTAATGCATATTGATTCCATAGAAACCACCTGTTGCTGGACCAACCATAAAGATTAGCGGAAACGTATCGTAATATGGAAGCTTTTGTTTACCTTTAGGATCATAATAAAAGTGATACATCCGACCAACTGCTGGTCTATTCTTAAGAGCTTCTTTGTTCCCTCTTACGATTCTCTCCGGAGTCGCACCAGTTCCTTTTGCTCTATCTCTAAACCAGTTTCTTGCATCTTGCGTTCGTGCAGGAATTTGTCCACCACGAATACCTTTTAGCAATAGATCGTCGAATACAGTAGCCATTATAGTGTCACTTTACCTTCAGCAATTAAACGTTCTCTATTAGCCATATGTGCTGCCTGAGTTTCTTCTTTTGATCCACCAAAATACGGAACAGCATGTCCTTCTTCAATTAAAATTTCAGTAGCAAGTCTATCTCCAACTTTAAAGTCTCCTAAAACTCGACCGAACTTCCCTTTCATATCTTCTCCATTTTTTGCAATCTGTGTGCATAAAATAGGATCTTCTGATAATATTTCTTTTAATCTTTCTTTTGCAGCAAGACCAAAAACCTTTTCAACTTTATCTGAAGTTCTAGACTCTGGTGTATCGATACCCATCACTCTAACTCTTTCATCCGTCATAACAATACCAAATCCCAAATCAATATCAACATCAACCGTGTCACCATCAACAACTCTATTAATTGTGCATCTATATTCGTACATGGTATTCTCCTTTTATACTATTTAGGCTTTTTGCCAAACAATTGTTTCTCTGTTACAACAGTAAATTTCCAACCTCTATCTAAACAATATTCATTCGCCGCCTTCCACTTTGCCTGATTGACACCCCAAGTTTGAACCTCAGTGAGATACTTCTTTGTGAGCTTTTTCTGTGGCTTCGGCGCAGAAGTTTGGTTAAGAGGTTTTACCTCTATCACTATAACTTCTTTATTTTTTGTTTTGATTATAAAGTCTGGAAAATATCTATGTTTTCTGCCATCAATAGGAGATCTATATGGGATAATTAATTCTTCTGATGCCCACCAGATTATATCCGGATTCTTATCAAAATATGTCATGCAGTTTAGTTCCCAAGAACTTCGATATACGACGTTACTTGGATCACCCTTATATTTTTCAGGAAATTTTGGTTTATAACGACCTTTGTAATACTTGCTCATTTTTTCAATTATAAATAAGAGGAACTTCTATAAGGAAATCCCATGGCTATCAACTTTAATGTAGGAACTTCTTTAAATTCTTCTAGTCCACCTGCAAGTAGCACGCAGGGGAATGTTGCAGATATGAGAAATAGTTTAAGTTTCTCATTAGGTAGCGATGGATTCTCAATAAATGCAAACTTCAATAACCTGATCCAATCTAAGCTGCAGGCAGGCAACCTATTTTCAAGTGCACTAAGATCACTTTATGCGAGAAGATACCAAGGATTGTCCTTTCCTAGAGATTTAGATGGTGATCACTTTATGGTATTTAGGGTGTTTCAATCAACACGTGAATCCCGCACAAGACAAATTGCTAGTAAATCAACATTAAGAACAATAGCACTTCCAGTTCCCAACAACTTACAAACATCATACTCTGCAAACTATGATAATCAAGAACTAGGATTACTGGGAGCTGGAGCAGCAGGAAAAATCAGCGGCGCACAGGCTAGTCAAGCAATGACAGATATTGCTACAGGTATACAAAATAAATTGACTTCAGCACTCGATACAATGGCAAATAAAAACCTTTCTGCAGACGATGCTGTGAGATTAGGTGCAACAGGAGCAACTGCAGCTGGAGTGGCAGGAGCCGGAATAGCTGCTGGGGTTGTGGGTGCAGCTTTGGGTATCGGTGGTGCAGAGAATGTTGTGCAAGGTTTGATGCTTAATGAGGGAACAGCTATTAATCCTCATATGGCGGTACTATTTAAAGGTGTTGGATTTAGAGAACATCAGTTCAGTTATAAGTTTACAGCAAGAAGCCAAGAAGAATCTATAATGTTAGATAATATTATCAAAGCCTTTGAGTTTCATATGCATCCAAATTATAAGGCAGGATCACTAGCATTTGATTATCCGGATGAGTTTGATATTTCATTCTCTCCAGAAATACAACCTTATCTATATAAAATACATAACAGCGTTCTTAAAAACTTTAGCGTCAACTATAATGGGGAAAATATGCCATTGTTTTTTGAGCAAACAGGCGCTCCAGTTTCAGTTGAGATCACACTAGGGTTTCAAGAAACAAAAATTATCACTAAAGAGTCTACAAATGAAGGCATATCGCCTGCATCAGTTTCTGGAGGAGCAGGATGAGTAATTACTTCAGTTATTTTCCCACAACAGCGCATGATTTAAAAGGTGATGGAAAGACAGTATATCTTCAAAATATACTGCGAAGATTTAAAATAAGAAGTTCTGTGAAAAATAAAGTCGGAACGTTTCATAAGTATGATATACAGGCTGGCGACAGACCAGATACTATAGCAAATAAATTTTATGGTAATTCTAAATGGGCTTGGGTTGTATTACATTATAATGATATACAAGATCCAATCTGGGAATGGCCAATGTTTGATCCTATGTTTAATGATTATGTTTCTCAAAAATATGGTTCAATAGCATCAGCGCAAAGTACAGTACATGAGTATCGTTGGATATATCAACCAAAAGAAATTACATTTGATGGAATAGTTACAGAAGAAAAATATCATGTTATTGATTTAACTAAGTATAATACTTTGGCACCGGCAGAAAGAAAATCTGTAACCCAATATGACTATGAAGTTGAGATAAATGATGCAAAGAGAAGCATTAATCTTTTAGATCCAAAGTTTCTCCCTCAACTCGAATCTGAAGTAAAAACTATTATTAGAAGTGGTATCTGATGTCTAGAACAGGTTATCGCCATGCTGGTGATATAGAAATTGCAACTATTAATTTAATAACTGCCGGAAATCAATTGATTGACGTCAGCGAACTAGTGGTGCAACTTGATATATATCAATCTATAGCAGAACCTTTTATGAGGGCAGAAATAAGTATACAAGATTCGGTTGCACTTTTAAATTCTATTGCTGGTGGATTTACTGGAGGAGAACTTCTAGCAGTTTCTTGGAAGTCTGCAGAAGATTCTCTTGAATATTTAAATCATCTATTTGTTCTTCATGAAGTCTCCGATAGAGTTAAAATGAACGACAATAGGGAAATATATTTAATCCATGGATCAAGTATAGAATTATACCAAAATGTTGGATATCATATATCAAGGGCATATGGAACAAATGGTGGACAACTTATATCAGAAATGGTAAAAGATATTATTGATAATTATGTATACAATAGCTCGGCTCAAAAATTATATGATGTGGGCAGGATAGCAAATGTAGATGTAATTAAAACCGTAGAAATAGATGAGACATCAGGAAATCAGAAAATGGTTATTCCTATGCTTTCTCCCATAGAATCTATTAATATGTTAGCACACGAAGCTGATAATGATATTGGTGTGCCATATTATGTATTTTTCGAAGATAGTCAAGGGTTTAAATTTAAAGATCTTAGAAATTTAGTGAGCCAAGATCCTATAGGACAATATGTCTATCAACCAAAAAGCTTTGATGACGACAGTGACTTCTATAAAATCAATTCATACTCTATAGATAAACAAAATAGTTTTTATGATAATGTCACCGGAGGGATGCTTAAAAACCAAAACTATCAATTAGATATAATGCGGAGACAATGGAACGTTTCCGAGTTTAATTATTCTAAGTCTAATTCTTCGTTGCCAAAACTTCAACAGGTTTCTGCATTAGGACAAGTTGGAGAAACATCTTCCCCCGCAATATTCTATACTACTTCTAGAATTGGCCATGATATAGATTCTAGATTTTCTCGAGAAGGTGTCACCCCCAGTCAAAAAACGAACTTTATGGGGAAAAAGGTCGCAGCTATATTAAATCTTAATAGCACAATAGTGACAGTTGATATTCCAGGAGATAGTAATATTAATGTTGGAAATGTTTTACTCCTTAGAATACCATCATCATCAAACGATTTAGACCAAAAAGAAAAAGACGATGGTTCTTTAAGTGGAAGATATATTGTTACTTCTGTTAGGCATATGATAGAAGGTTCTGGAGATAAATTCAATACTATTTTAGAGTGCGTGAAAGAGGCTGGCATACAAGAAGATGAATACCAACAGTCACAAGCAAGTCTTCCCGATGTCAGCGGTGTACTTCCTATGATAGACTCTGGAACAAATGCATTCAATTATAATAATCCCACTTCAGCTCTTTCATCATTAGGTGCAGAGTCGCAAACATTTAATGACGTCAAATCAAGAGTAATATCTGAGGCTGCAAGATTTGCAGTAAACCAAGCACTCGGAGATGGTGGAGCAGATACATTTTACACTCAACCTGCTACAGTTAATATGAACGGAAACATTTCAAACATTTCAGACAAAATGTTTTCCGGAGCTACTGGATTTGAATCTCAATCTGATAAATTAAATAAACTTGGTGGAAATGTAGATACAAAAAAAGTGTTAAATGTTGAAGACGCACAAAAAGTTGTAGAGATATCTGAGAATAAATCTACTACGTCAGAAGTCACATTATCTGACGGGAATACATATAAGGCAGAATATGTGCCAGAATTAAAATCTACAGTATTAAAAAGAACGGTATAAAGGAGAAAATCATGCCATTACCTAGAAAACAAGAATTTTTGCAAGAAGTAATTGAACCTGATGTTCAGCCTGTACAAGAGCCAGAACCTCAAGAATTAGTCGAAGAAAAGAAGGAAAAAGCCGGTAAAAAGAAAAAAACTATGAAGGCTGCGATCAAGAAAGCTTTCGGTAAAAAATAAATGAAAAATACTCTTTCGGATAATGGATTTGTATGGTGGATTGGTGTGGTCGAGAACCGAGCCGATCCAGCAAAGCTAGGCAGATGTCAAGTAAGAATATTTGGATATCATACTGAGAACACTGCAGATCTTCCGATAGAAGGACTACCTTGGGCAATGGTTATGATGCCAGCAACCAGCGCAAGTATAAGTGGTGTAGGAAGTTCTCCTACAGGATTAATAGAAGGTTCTTGGGTTTTAGGATTTTTCTTAGATGGAAATAGAGCACAAGAACCTGTAGTGATGGGATCACTTCCTGGATACAATGATGGGTTTTCTTCTCAAGGAGGATTTCAGGATCCAAATGGGGTTTATCCT